TGCGGTAGGAAGCTTCTTCCCTCGCGGTCAGCACCAACCTCCACTTTCCAATGGAGCGCATGGGACCGGAAGCGGGAGAAGGGCTATCCCTCGAAGTGGCTTAGGCGGCTTCTTAGGTAGTTTTAAGATTTATAGCAAACCCCTAACTACTAGTGAAGCAAAGGAAAACTATGACGCTCAAAAAGGCTTCTTTAACAACATTCTTTTACCTTCTTAATCATGCCGAATTACGATTTACAATATTTAAAAATACCTTCTAGAAAATCAATTTTGGGGGTAGCTTTCCCTATGAGACAGGATGGGGTGGGAGGGTTTATAACCCAGAATGAGAATTTAGGTTCTTTAAGAGATTGCGTTAAGCAGTTACTATTAACAGCTAAAGGCTCCCGCGTTATGAGACCTGATTTTGGTACGGATATACGGAAATCCGTCTTTGAACCTCTGACCAGTGACGCTATAGATAGGCTTAGGGGACAAATATTGACGGCAATTCAAACTTATGAGCCTAGGGTAATCGTAAAGAATATAAGCCTTACCCCCGACTACGAAAGAAACCAATTGACTATAAAACTTTTAATGACGTCTAAAGACGATTTGCTTAACGCAGAAATGGTGGAGGTATTAGTATAATGACTCAACAAAATTATTCCAAGTTTTTTAATGGCTTATATAATGTATCCGGGTTTGATGGTACTATTGAATCGGATTTCCTTAAGCTGGGAAGCGTTCCTGACGATAGAAAACCAGACCTCATTGATTATAATCTTAACGGTTTCGATGACTATAGAACCGCACTGCAGAACTATCTTCGCTCTGTATACCCTCTTGACTACAATAACTTTGCCTCCTCTGATTTAGGTCAGATGATTCTGGAGATGTTTGCTTATATGGCGTCCGTATTGGCACTTCGGGCGGATATGACAGCAAATGAGATGTATATAGACACAGTCAAAAACGAGGACAACCTCAAACGACTTTTGGAATTGATTGGGGTGAGCATGAAAGGACCCACGGCATCGAAAGCTACTGGTCTTCTTTCTCTACCCGCTGGAACCAGCCCTTCGTACCCTGTCACCATTAGCGAAACCACACGTCGCATTAATGTTACCAATGAACGCAGTAATGTACCTCTGACGTATACCGTTTACAAACAAAGAAGCAACGGAACATTGGACTTGTTTGCTAGGGATTTACGTCTCGAAGCCATCGACTTTCAGTCTGGAACCGAGAACTATACAAGTGGGTTATTTTTATTAGAGGGCTCCTTGGGAAGTCAGACCGGAAGATTTCAATCAGGCTTAAATCAACGCCAGACCATTACACTCACTGATGGACCTATCATTGAGGGAAGCATCGGAGTGTCTTCTACGGAGAACGGTGGCACTTATTATAATGAGATATCTAATTTGTTCGTGGCATCGGGCGGAAGCCAGCCTGTATTCGAGAAAACCTATACCGGAGGCTTTGGAGCTATCCTCACTTTTGGTGACGGTGTGAGAGGAAGACTTCCTTCCCCAGCGGCTAACTATGTTGTTACTTATCGAACTGGTGGAGGCGCTAACGGCAATATTGCCCGAGGAACTATAAACCAGGAGATTACTATTTTACAAGGGGGAACGACTCCTCTGCAAGCCACCATAGAAAATACTACAAAGGGGTCAGGAGGCACAGCTGCGGAATCGGTGGCTCATGCAAAGAGATATGCTCCTTACTTTTTCCGTACTCAATATCGAGCCGTTACGGGAGAGGATTACAATGCTCTAGCAAATTCTTTTGTGGGAACTGGAGGCATTACAGCTAAAGCCATGGCGTCTTTGCGCACAAATGGAGCAGCGGCTAATGTGATTGATTTGTTTGTTTTATCGAAAGCCTCGGAGAACCAATTAGAGAGAGCTTCTATTACAATGAAGAAGGAGTTGTTGGATTACTTCCAAAACTATAAAATGCTTACGGATGATATTGTTATCTCTGATGGAGTTGTGAGAACTTTGGACCTAGTATGCACCCTGTATATCGACAAGAGTAATAGGCGCTATGCCGATTCAATAAAGGCTAAAGCGTCGGATAAACTTGTAGAATACTTTAGCGTCGATAACGTTAACTTTGGACAGAAAATTTCAATTGCCGATGTACAGAACTTTATGTTGACTGTACCAGAAATTAGATTTTTCAATATTGATAATATTGAAAAGGATGTTTTTGTTAACTTTAATGAAATAGTACAATTAAACAATTTTGAATTTAGTATAGAGTTAGTCTAATGGCATCAGATAAGGGACCAGGACAAGCGCACTTTAAAGCTAATTACATTGAAGTAATTAAGCGGATAGTCCCTGAGTTTTATGCCGAAACAGAGTACAATCTTTATGGAGAGGAGGAGGATTTACAGTACAGAGCGTTAGCCTCTATTCTTTACACTGCCAAAAATACGTCAGGCATTCTACCGAGCCCAAAAACTGATTGGCCAGGACCAGTTTCTTCCTTTAGCGGTTGGCAGGATTATGTTCCTTACTTTGTACCTTTCAATAATCGAACTGATGTCTCCCCTACTCGGTACGAGCAACATGTTCTTCGTCCTTTAGGGAAAACTCTGAACTCTTTTACCAACGTAGAGGAATTTCAAGATTTCCTATTAACCTCTGCACTACCTCAGACTGAGTTTAACAATGTATCACAGAACTTTGTAAGTTCTTATTCTAGTACGGTAACCCCTACCGCGAGTAGCGTATCGGCGGTTTCTAACACCCTATTGAAGGAGTTAGGGTGGGTGTATATGTTAAATACCAGTGGTTCTATTCGTGATACGGGTTCACGAGCTCCTAGCTCCTTTGTATACAGTTCTCTAAGCAATGATTTGTTTTATGGCAAACGCATAAGAACGTCCGATGGGGTGGCGAATATATTTAAATGGTTGTACACTAATTGCAAAGGGGGAGGAACCGCGTGGAACGAAGTTGCCGCCAATTATCTCCCCGCTCCTTTTAACGCACCCTCCTCTACATACGTTCCCACAAATACCCAAGCCCCCGGTAACTATTATGCGTCCGGAGGTCAGCTAGTAAGCGCGTTAGACACTTTGGTTCGGGTATGGGTTAATGACGACGACCCTAATTCTCTGTACTTCAAAGATATTGTGGATGCAGGTTTGATGGGTTTGGATGTGCAGAGGATGGAGAATGCCGGACCTATGGGTAAGATGCTCAAGGCATTTGCTTATGCTTTTTATGATGTTCGCACTTCCATCCGGGACATACAATTTCTGTTAGATATTGAGGAATGTCCTGATGATTTCCTACAATATCTGGGACGATATTTAGGATGGACCTATTTTACTGACGACCCAGATAAGTGGAGGGACCAATTAAAACAGGCAATTTATTTATATAAGGCTAAAGGTACTCGTCAAGCCCTTGCGAATGCGGTCAACATGGTTATTCCCTCTGGGATATATAACCCAAATTCCCCGACATCGGGAATACAAGAATTGTGGGAATCTTATGTTCCCAATATACTCTACTACACTCTAAAGACTGAGACCGATTTAGGTAAGGACAATGCGGTTTACAAAAAATTCTTAGAGTCTTGGAAGCAAGCCCTCACCGCCTCAGGCATAAAAATGAACCTTACGAATTATGACCCTCATAATAAGGACAATAACGTTAGGTATGCAGTAGATTACATTTTAGAACTTCTAAATATCAAGGAAGAATACCTAGACATCGGAGGCATACCGTATAAGGAGACATCTTTTTACGAGGGTCAACTAGCACGAGGACTTCAAAATCCTGGGTATTTCTACCGGGAGCGTCTTCTGAGTATTCCTCCCTGGGAGGAATCCAGGTTCTACCAGAACTGCGGAATAACAGATAATTTTGTTATCAACTTATCGTCTATTCTAGCCAGTAAGATAGAGGATGCGGGGCTGGGATTGGATACATCCACCGCGAATGTCGTGGCGGAATATATCTCCAGCTCAGTAAGCATTAAGGACGCTAACGGATTTTTGGAGCCGGGATGGGGAGACAATAACAACTTTAAATTTATGTCGTCATCTCTCAACCTTCCTTTTAACTATCATCAAGTTATTAGGAGCGGTGACATGGAGGGAATGTCCGTATTTGATTACTGGAACTCGAAGGCATCTACGGTTCACACGAAGCTGAACGCTTCCGCCATTGATTTCTCTGCCCTCGATTATCTAAACGTCCCCAAAACTAAATTGGGACGTAAAGGGATTCCAACGATTGTGGATGTGTTCCGTCAGTTCGCTCCCTTTCATGTTCTTAATAAGATATATGTAGGGTCGGGTATTACTGACGATTATTACGGCACCCGGTCAGGACATGACCCTAAACAATCATGGTCTGGGACTATGGACCTGGAGATAATCAATACCATTCAATCGGACTCCGACCAAGTTAATAGTACTTACGCCCTCTCTGCCTTCCCGGGTACGTACGGGACAGGTATATTCAGCGGAGTAGGTATTCATCCTAGCATATACAATCCACAGAATGGAAGATGGATGCCGTCGGCAACTCTCCACAACCATAAATCCTATTTCTGGAGTGGTGGAGGTGTCAAACAGACTGGAAATACTTATTTTGACGGCTACAAACAAGGAGGTCCTATGCCTCGAACCGCAGGGAGACGCAGAAGTCTTAAATATAAGTTCACAGGATGGGCACAGAACCGAGAGGGATTGAATCAACCCATCGCTACCGATTGGTTTGGGGTTAGCGCTCCCCTACGCACCCTGTATAAACGCCAAGGACTCAAAATCCCTGGTTTTGTGCCTAAAGGATTTAATTTTTCTTCGCAATCATTTGTGGATACTAGCGGAAGTTTATCGGGGGTCTATTCTTTCTATGCAGGCTCCGCCACACAATTTTACGAATTCGCCGGGTCTTCTAATTTCCCCGCTAGAAACTCCCCACCTTTTCAACCTAATGCGTCCAGCTTTAACCAACTGAGAGATGTATTTGGTTCACAAATTCTCCGAGCCCTGACCACCATATTCCAGAGCCGAGGAAAAGAGGATACGCGATGGCTGGACTTTACCAATACCAGCTTTAGAAATTTTAAGTTTGGTCAAGGAGTGATACAGTTGTACCAGGAGTATAACGAGAAATACCGACGTCAACTACAGAATTGGGTGTATGAGAAGACAAACATTATGGAGGACCAATACGGGGGAGGGTACAATATTCTTTCTCATGCTTTTGGACCCACTTTATTCAATCATAATTTTGGTATTAAAGGAAATATTATTAGCAATTTAAATTTAAAAGCTTTTAGTAATGCTTTCTCTCAAGCGGTCTCCTCAAACAACCAGGATTGGAGCGCAATAGCTACCACTAAAGGCAATCTAGCTAATACCCAACTTATCTCTGCGGCTGGACAGCGCAGAGAGTTATCAGAGGGAATTTTACAGAATGGGGCTTATAACACCTACATCAATCCCTTAGATACTTTTGAAAGACCATCCGAATTATACTACGCTAATGATTCCCTTGTATCTGGGGTAGAGTTAGTAGCTCCCCCCGTTAATTCTATAGCAGTGTGGAATCACCTAAATAACCCCACATTTAATGTAGACAAAATATCTCCTTCCGGCATTACCATAATACAACGTCACAACACGGACCTTCCCCGTCAGGGAATTAGAGTCCGCTTCCCCATTGATGGAAATATTAATTATTCTTATAACGGTCAACTGAGATATCCTCCACGTGATTCAGCTAAGACGGTTATGGCAACTTCATCCATTGCAGGATGGGCATTATACGACCAATACCGTACCCAGAATATCAATACCGAAGGAGGCTACACTGCAGGCGCTCGAATAACTTTTTCGGGTTCCCAAAGCAGCTCTCTACCCTTCGTCCGAATAACTGGATACGGCAGAGGCGTACTTGGCGGAATCAGCGATGGCATTGTATCGGGGGTGATAACTCGAAAGAGAAACCCGTCCCTAGTTACGGTGGTAAATCATCCCGACGCCAAACCCCTGCCAATTTGCGCTCTTTAAGTCCTTCCACGAGATATTCTATTACTTTGGAAGCTTCCGGTCTGCCGAATGCCAGTAACCCACAACAGCTCACCTGGACTCTTCTTAATCTAACTAAGAATGCGGCGTGGCAAGGTTCAGGGGTAAACAAATGGACTCCCATCGCCCAAGCCGGTATTTATTGGTCTCCCGCCAATTATCTGGCGAGTTCCCTAAACGTGCGCTCAAATGACGGCTGGGAGTATTATGCTAGTGAATTTACCACTTCTTCCATTTTTGAGCGAGGAGATAATTATCAGCTGTGGATTACTCCAACCAATACTGGAGTCACCACTAAGTCCCAGTTTAAAGTGAGAAATATAAATATTGAAGCACGAGAGGCTTCTGGGACTCACAAAATGCAGACGGGTAGGGTAGGAAATAAATTATTCCCCAACCAAAGATATCGCCTAGGTGTAGATGCGCGTGTAGCTCGGCTAAGCCAGGGACAACCGACCGACGAGTCCCTTTACGTCCGAATTGTCACAGACCCCAAACCTTTCGTAGGGAACGGATGGGAGGGGGATGATAATTTAACGAAAGCGTGGTCGTACAACTGGACTACGAAGACCTGGAGACCTAGTAACACGGTAGGTCGCCACCAATGGCGCCAATTAGATTTAGATGTGAGCACTATAACTCCGACCCGTTTTGAGATGGACTTCACCACAGAGAACAGTCGAACCCCTCTCCAGTACTATTCTCTATCCAAGGATGGTCCGATGAACGGATATTTCGCGTCGGCTGGTCCCGTACACAGTAATGAGACCGTATATTACGTAGAAGTAGCTAAGCCCACACGTACAGGTGAATTTAATGGTGTCACCTTATTAGGTGTAGATATTCATAATTTAGACTATAATGTTTATGTTAGGAATTATGAACACAAAGACTTTGCAGACATCTTTGATTTCTTTGATAAATTGAACGTAAGCAAATCTTCTAGAGACGCTAGAGATTCTTCCGGAACCTATCTAACATCAGGTGGTTCCCGGACAGAATATCTAGAATACTGGGGAGGAAGTCATTCCGCTACCAACGGAGAATACAGGTTCGCAGAAAATGATTAGAGGCAACATAGAAATTTTACAAAGCTACGGTGATACTCATCGTAGTCTTTATAAAGGACCTAACATGGTTGTTGATGGCATGAGGGAAACGATTGCCGATGTGATGACCTATATGCCTAACC